ACACCTTTTGGTTTTTTAATTTCAGAAAACAATACTACGCAGTTTGGAGGGATTGCTATTAAATCTGGAATACCATTTTTGTTTGTTTTAATTAATTTTATTACATAGTAACCCTTGGACTCTAATTCTTTAATTCTTTTGTTTTGTATCTGCTGCTCTGTCATGTCCATTTTTTTTCCAATCAATCCAAAAACCAACTCCTACCATAATATGTAAAACAATAGACAAAGCGTATTCATATAAATCATGCCAGGAGGCAAAGTGTAAATGCACGTGTCCTATTATCCAAAAGGGTATGGCCATTTGTTGACTGTACCAAATTAAAAAAAATTTCACAAACTTCATTTATTTAAACGGATCTTTATTTTTACCAAGGTTTGTAAATATTATGAAAATACAAAACAAAAACGATAAAATTGAAATTACATGTTCCATCATAATTTATTTAATTTATCTCTACTTAAAAAATATCCCTTACCATGGCCTAGGTCAACAATGTTTTCTGGTTTTATTAAATCTTTTTTTCTTGCCCAGCCAATTATATCTACAATATTATATTCTACTACTGCTAGAACATAAATATCTACATCCGGGTTAACCTTTAATGAGGCTAATAAATTTCCGGTTCTACGATGTGTTGATTTTACATCATATCTATTACCTAGATGTGTAACGCCATCACAACTACCACTTCTAGGGCTTAGTCCAAAATCTGGAAATACATTTCTGTACTTTGCAAATGCATACTCAGCTTTAAACCCTTGTATGTCAGATAAAATTCCATCTTGAGTTCCTATTTTTTCATCTTTAACATTGTTAGCTCTAGCGATTAAAGATCTTTGTTCGCCAATAAATTTACATAAATTTATTTCTCCAGCACTTAGCTCTATTCTCATTTATTATCTTTGTTAAAATGTCTTAGCGTATAATCTTTCTTTTTTGTTACAGACTTATAAATATCTTTCTCAATGCCACCTTTAGAAAATATCCAATACACATCGTTTTCTAAGCGATCTTGTGTAGTCATCCTGTCTCTTGATTGCCAGTAACTGGTAGCTGAAAAATCTATATTGTAATACACCAGAGCTTTTGCGTTTTTTAAACTTATTCCTTCTCTACCGCTTACTATCTGTAGAGCGATGCTTTTATTTGTGGTATTAAATTCCTCCAACTCTGTACATAATTGGTCTCCATAAACATCTTTTAATGCATTAAGCTCTTGCTTAAATTTATAGAAAATACCAACTTTTACATCTCCAAAGTTGTCGTTAATAAACTCAGCTTTGCTTAGATCTAATACCATAGAGTTACCAGACTCAAACTTAACTGTTCCAGAATACATTTGATGTAACTTCATCATTAGCTTTACTGCTGTATCTGCCAATATAACATCTCCATTACCTTCTACAACTAAATCTTTCTTTAATTGATTAGCTAATTTATATGTGATAGGATTCATTTCCACCTCTAACACATGCTCTTTGGTTTCTACTTTAAAACCAGCTTCTTTTTGAGTATAGGATAATGTATAGGGTTGCATTTTTCGTATGATTTCTTCTGAACCATCGCTATAGTCTCTAACACTAAACCCACCTATTGGTCGTATTTTTATTCTTACATAGTCTTCACAGAATTTATAAAAACTTTTATATAAGTTAAAAGGATTATGAGGTATCGCATATACTTGATGGTACATTTGACTATATGATTCTGGAGTTGGTGTTCCTGACAACAGTATTACATAGCATTTGTTTTTACCAATAAGACTCTTTACTTGCTTAGTTCTCTTGCTTGGTTTAGGAAATGCTCCCATACAATGAGCCTCATCAAGGATAATCATATCCCATCCCTTCTGGTCTACTTTGTGTAACGACTCATAATTTATAACAGTAATTTTGTAGGAAGGATTCAATAGTTTATAATCGTCTTCTATACTGCTTATTGCTTTCTTTTTAGTAATAAATAAAAGGTTTGATACTGGCAAAAGATCACTAACACCCAAGCTTGTAAAAGTTTTACCAGTACGCACCTCCATTGCAAGATACACAAATTTGTGTGCTTCCAATAGAGGTAAAGCCTTGTTTATTATTTCTAATTGATAGTCCCTAAATTCCATTTTATATATTTTAAAAGTCCATATCTAAATTTCCATTAGTCTCAAGATCGTGCTTACTTCTGAATTGTATCCATCTCCCTCTTATAGAGTCTCTGTCTTCTAAAGGTTTGCATTGGTATTTGAAATGTGAATATGCTACTAACCATTTATAAAACTTTGTTCTGGATATAGTAAATTTAGATTTAGGTGCAAAATCGGGATTGTCCTCAATAAAATCTTGATACAAATCACTTTTATAAATTCTACCAGCTTTTTTTAGCTTATCATGTTGAACCTTTGAAATAACTCCACACCATTCTAAAAACTCATGACATGTTTCAGCTGATAATTTTCTTATTCTTAGATTTACAAACTCACTTTTTATTAATCCATTATTCATATATATCTGTAGGCATTCAATCATGTAGTTATCAAACTGACACCATTCATCATCACTCCATTCCCCAAACATTAATTTACCAAACTCTTTTAGCGGAGTATTGTGTTTACTATAATGTTGAGCTAATTCTAATTCCCACTTCCTTCTTTCAAATGAATTACCAGAACCCTTGATTGCGTAATTTGTAGTGATAGAAACTTTAGGTGATTTACTAAATGGAATCTTTATTGCATCACGATTTTTTTTCTCTAAAGTCATACCCTCTGTAACTACAGAGAATAATCTTTCAAAATCAATGTGTTTCTTTACATCATCAAAGCAAAGTATTTGTGTATCTACAGACACAGTTTGATATGCAAAACTTTTCTCAAAATTAAAAGACTTCCCATCTATAAAAACTAATTTTTTCATGTGAGCTAAAGCATTCATAAACAATCCCTTTCCAGTTCCGCCTTCTGGATTGTCTGATATAACCTCATCGTTTAGTATTACTGCTGGAGAATAGGATAAATTTTTCCAAGCGTGTAATAAATAACCTATTGTAGATCGCATAGAGCTTATTCTACTATCATCTTCTCCACAAATGTTTTTTATAAACTGCTGATAATCGCATTCATCTCCAGAACATTCAGTAAATACTCTATCAATTACATGGTCTTTCCAGACATAACCCCCTAAATCCAAGTAGTCTATTTTTTTAACATCATTGTTTGATATTTTTACTGCACAATTTTTATAGTATAAGTAAGCATTGTCCTTGGTATCTTCTATAAAGTATACTGCAATAGAATTAAGTAAAGTTAAAAAGTCTTCTCTAAAATATCTGGTATGCTCTGCAAAGTAATTGTATACTGATAAGTCATCAATCCCTAAAAGATAGTTTAATATAAAGTCTTTAATCTCTTGCTCTGAGGTATGGTCTATTAGATTATTTGTAACCTTAACAAATATATAATTCTTACTACCCTCTGGATTAAATTTAAAAAATCCATTGTCCTCTAAGAAAAGCTTAAATAATATATGAACTATCTTAATAGTACCCTTATCGTTCTTGGTCCAGAATTGATTGTTTGCGTTCTCTTCATCTAATCGTGCTAATACATTGTCAATAGTAGCGATCTCAATATTCGTATCCTCTAACTGAGACCGGATTTCCTTTTTTGGTACTCCTCTTTTTAATTTTATTCTTATGTTATTTACCTTGTCTTCATCCTCGTAGTACTTTGTTCCAAAGTTATGCTTCTTCTCATACGCACTATCAATCGTTCTTTTTATCTCTGATTTCGTAAAGCTTTTAGTCTGGTAGTTGTTTAAAGTAGATTCAGCTAAAGACTTGTAAACACCAAAATCATTAAAAGCTGCGGCCAATACATAAGCATTGTTATTCCTCTCTCCTTCATTCATTGGAAACTTTTTATTCCACCACTTTACTAAGATTTCTATAATCTTATTCTCATCCGTAACTGGTATCGTAGGTATATCTGTATGTCTGCTTACCTCCACATACTCTTGTTCTTGAATTGTATCCCATATACTTGAATGTATGTTGACATGAATTAATGGGTCGTAAGACTCATAACAGACGCGTGAGATGTTTTTAGAGGTCTTATCAAAGTAATCACTATCTAAGTATTTTTGAAGGCTTAAAAAGTAGTTTACGTGGTTATCTGCAATTGGAGGTATTTTAATTAAAGCTTTTAATCCGTTTCCACTGGGAGAAATGAATACTGAGTATACATATTTATCTTTAGATAACTTTTCTTTCTCCTCCAGCATATCTCTACTACTTGAGTATCCATCAAAATCTAAACAAATTAACCCACTATGTTCCTTAATTGATTTGTCGTTACGTTTTGTAAATTTACCGCTAAAGCAAATAGCTGGTAATTTTTGTTTTAATATATTTCTATTGCTCTTATCTTTCTCTGCTCTAATTTTTTTAACAATATCTTTTGAAGCTCCATCTTGTATGCGTTTCAAGACTAAGTTTATATTTCTATAGAATGGCTGAGAGGTTTGTTTTATATCTTTAAATATAGTAATGTCCATTATAT